CGATGACCAGGTCGACGCGTTCGTTGCAGCGTTCGACGCACTACACACCAAGGCCTACCGCGCCACCGGCTTCTCGGATGGCTCGTTTGACTGGGGATAAACCATGCGCCCGAAGATTGTCACCATCACGGCCACGAGCCCAAGCGCCGCAAGCCCGAACGCGCCCAGCACTGGCATCGTCGGCGGTCTTTCTGGCTTCGATGCGTTGACCATCATCGGCAACTTGCAAGGCGGCACCGGTGGCACGCTCGACGTGTACTTGCAGACGTCATACGACGGCGGCACGACCTGGTATGACTACGCACACTGGGCGCAGCTGAGCGCTGGAGCTGCGGCCACGTTGCGTGTCTGGAACGTCAACCGCTCCACGGCAGTCACTGCGCCAACGACGATTGGCTCTGGCCTGACGCCAGCGCTCGCGGTCGACACCATCTTGGGCGGCGCGTGGGGTGACACGATGCGCATCTTGTTTGATGCTGGAACAGGTACCAGCGCGGGCGCTTCGCAGTCGGTGACCATCATCGGTCAGGCAATCACGCGCTGATGCACGGCCTCTACGCCACCAACATCGCAGGCTTTACGCAGGCCGAGCGACTTGCGCAACAGTGGCTCTCGCCACGGTATCGCAAGCTCGACAGGCTCGAGCGCTACGTCGTTGGCGAGCAGTACGAAGGCCTACCCGACTTCTTCAATCCGAAGCAAGACGTGCCGCTCATGGAGCGCGCGCCGAACATCGTGCACTCCATCGTGGAGGCAGCGATCCGGCAGCACTGCGACTTTGCGCTTGGCGAAGGGAGATTCCCTGGCATCAGCGCCGCCGCAGACGACGACGAACGGTTGCTCGGCGAGGGCATGCCCGACGAGATGGCGCAGCTCTACGAGGCATGGTTGCGGCTGCTCATGCGGCACGCCTGCTTCCCAGAGGCATGCGTCGATGCGCTAGCCAACGCCGAAGCATGCGGCACGGCGGTCTCCGTGGTGGCGCTTGTCAACGGCTGCCCTGCGATCCACACGCTGCGCGCAAAGTGGTGTCAGCCAGAGTTTGACGATAGCGGCTCAACCATCAAAGCCCTTGAGGTGCAATACCCGTTCTTCTCGTACGAGAAGAGCGATCAAGGCCAGTGGATGGTCTACGCCAAGCTGTACCGGCGTCGCATCGATGAGACGCGCGACGTGGTCTACAAGCCGGTAGACATGATGCAGATGGGCCTCGGCCAGATTGACTGGCAAGAGGACGCAGCCAAGAGCGTGACGCACAACCTCGGCTTCTGCCCCGTGGTTTGGTACAAGCTGCGCTCCAGCTACGAGCACGCGAGCGACCTCGACGGCTACCCGATCCACGGCACGCAGCTCGACGAGCTCGACGCGCTCAACTACTCGCTCTCGCAGCGTGGGCGCGCGGCCATCTACAGCGGCGATCCGCAGGCATACGAGACGGGCGTGGACCCGCAAGCGCCACCAGCTGGTGGCATGGGCCGCGCTGCGATCGTCCCCGCAAAGGATGGCAGCGGCTACGTGTTCGGCTCGACCACCGGTGGCAGGCCAGCGCGCAAGAAGGGCGCAGGCACGGTGTGGAGCTACGAGAACCCAGAGGCCAAGGTCGGCCTGCTGTCGCTCCCAGGTGATGCGCTCAACAGCATCAGCGACCACGTCGCCGACATCTGCGACAAGATCGGCGAGGTGCTTGGCTACACCAAAGCGAGCCCCGAGACCGTGAAGGGCGCCATCAGCGGCAAGGCGCTTGCGTTTCTCTACCATCGCACCACGAGCTTCGTGGACGGCCTGCGGCAAGACTTTTGGCACGGTTGGATGTGCCCTGTCATCAATCTGCTCAACCGCGTTGTGCACACGCAGGAGAAGCGCACGCCAGGCTCGGTCTACGTGCACGGCGTGCGGCGCGTGATGCCCATTCTCGACACGTTCACGGTCGACGTGGCAGGCGTGCCCATGTGGATGCCACCGCGGCTCCGCGCACGTTGGGGCCACTATTTCGGGCTCACCTCACAAGACGAGGCCGAGGTCGTGCGCATGACCGTCGACGCCTACAACGCACAGGTCATTCCGCTGCGCCTCGCGCTTGAGAAGCTGCAAAACATCTACCCGCACGACGACAGCGAAAAGCTGTCCGAGGAGATGGAGCACGAGCTCGCGGAGCAAGCCATGCACGAGGCGGCTGCGGTGGCCAAGCAGAACGCCAAGGCACTCGAGGCAGGCGCCGATGACGAGGCACCAGATAGCGAGCCGCCAAGCGAGCCTGGTGGACCTCCGTCGAGCGTGCCTGGGGCGCCACCAAGCGAGCCAGGTGCACCGCCCTCGAGCAAGCCTGGCGAGGATGACGACGAGCCAATCCCAAGCACGCAACGGCCCGAGACGCTGGCCAGCAAGCGCCGTCGTGCGCGATGATCTCCGATCGCGAGGCAGCGCGAATAGCGCAACCGATTCTCGCCGCTGAGGAAGAGACGCTGCAGGGCGCAGAGCAAGAGCTCGCAGCGATCGTCAAACAGTACGAGGAGACTCGGCGCGACACGCCCGAGACCGCGAAGGCCAAGATTGACCGCGCGGCCAAAGTCGCAGCGGTTGCCTTGCTTGCGTATCTGCTACTTCGTCGGCGCAGCTCAAGCAAAGCTGGCATCGATGCAGCGCAGCGCAACCTCACCGGCATCGGCCTCGCCAGCGCCGTTGTGGGAGGCATCCTCACTCGCGTGCGCATGGTGCCCACGGCCAGGCCTGAGACGCTGCTACGTCGCGCGGTTGCATCGGTGACTGACCGATTCCGCCGCGTGGCGTTGACTCGTGTCGAGCCGTCTCGCATGGTCGTAACACCATCTCGACCGATGCAAGCACCTGGCACACCGTTTCGACCGATTGCACCGTTCCGACCAGTTTCACCGCCTGGTGCAGTGGCAAAGCCAGACATGGCAGGCGCACTCCAACGAGCTCGCGAGGCTACCCAAGGCCGCGTCACTCGAATCGTCACGGTGGAGACGTGGGACCAGGCAAACGCGGAGATGCGACGCGCACAAGCTGTGGCCTCGGTGGTCGCGCCAGAGGCCATGCGTGAATGGGTCGCAAAGCTCGACATGCGAACGTGTCCCGTGTGCCGATCCCTTGACGGCCAGCGCATTCCAGCCGATCAAGACTTTGACCTTGAGCCGCCTGTCCACCCGTATTGCAGATGTATGGTCATCCTCACGTATGGCGCAGGCACTCGCTAGCGAGGGACGACATGCACTGTGAATACTGCGACCTCGACACCATCGCAGGGGCGGCGATGGTGCAAGAGGGTGGCGCAATCAAGATCCTAGACTGCTGCACCAAGTGCGGCAAAGCGTACAAGACGCAGCGCTCTATCGACACGATGCCTGGTGAGCAGGCACAGGCAAAGCCAGCGGCGCAAGCGCCTAGTCAGCCTGCGAAGGTCGTAGCGCATCCATCGGCTAGCAGCTCAGCCATGGATCTGGCCGAACAGGCGCGCACTCGATTGGCGCAGGTCGAGACCGAGCTACAGCGGTTCGCGCAACTCAAGCGCGAGCGCACAATGCTGCGCCGAATGGTGCGCGCGGCACAGGAGCGGAAGTGATGAAGCGTTGCAAGATCTGCAAACACATCGAAAGCGGCAACGCGGCTGCGTGCCCCAAGTGCGGCGAGGCATCGTGGGAGCCGATGGCAGAGCCAAAGCCCGCACCTGTCGCGATCGCGCCTGAGCCCGTCGAGGAAGCTCCCGCGCCTGCCCCTGTCCCCGAGCGCCGTCGTCGGCGTCTCTAGTCGTCTCGTTTACTCTCTCACTAGGAGCCACGACACATGGCAACGATCTACGGTGCGATTCGCGGTATCAAAGTCATCCAAGAGCCCGTTTCTGGCGGCTCGCAGGGCGCTGCTCTGGTCTCGTTCACGCTCGGCGCGTACACCGCCGCCAGCGACAACGGCCAGCTCGGAGGTGGCGGCAGCAACAACGGCGTGAGCACGACGAGCACGCTCGCTCAGCTGATCCAGGCGGCTCGCCGCGACGGCAAGACCGTGACCCTCGGCCTGCCCGCGGCCACCAACGTCAACGCCGCGATGATGGTGCAGTCGGGCCTTCAGGGGTCCACCGAGTTCTACGCAGGAAACTTCGCCATCTCCAGCGGGAACCTCACGTTCAACGTGGCCAACAGCAGCGGCACCGAGGTCAACGCGGCCTCTGGCGTCGAGGATCGGCCCTTCCAGCTCATCGTCGCGATCTCGCTCTCCTGATTCTAGGAGGCTCGGTCGCATCTCCACAACCAACGCCCACGTGAGCGGCAATCACGGCAGGAGATAGCGAATGGAAACGCCCGACACGGAAGAGCTCGTCAACCCCGCCGACGTCAAGGTCGTGCCCGATGCGCCCGTCGCAGCCGAGCAGCCAGACCCGTCGTGGCTCAACGCGCGCCTCGAGCGCGCCAAGGCCGCAGCGATGAACGATATCGCGCGCATGCTCGGCGTTGAAAACCTCGACAAGGCCAAGGCCCAGCTCGAGGCAGCCCGCAAGCTGGAGGACGAGCGCAAGACCGAACTGCAGCGGCTCACCGAGCGCACCGTCGCTCTCGAGGCCGCAGCCAAGCGTGCAGAGCAGCTTGAGGGCGTGCTTTCGCAGCGCGCCGAGGTCGAGCTCTCAACGCTCACCGATGCCCAGCGCGCGGCGGTAACGTCGCTCGCCGGTGACGACAAGGCCGCGCAGCTGCGCGCCATCACTGCCCTGCGGCCCACGTGGCAAGCGGCGGCAGCGGCAGCGGCTGCAGCGGCCCCTACGGCGCCCACAGCAGCGCCAACGCCTGCAGCGGCACCGAGAGTCGCCCCTGCGTCTACCAGCGCCGCAACGAGCCAGCCAGCGTCCACGACGGCGGCACAGCTCGTGGACCATCGCGCGGAGTACGATCGACTCCGCGCGGAAAACCCGGTGTTCGCCGCGCACTACCTCGCGGCGTACCGCACCGAGATCTATCCGCAGAAGTAGCCAGATCATGCCCGGCACTGTCGCTCGGGCTGTGGAGGACTGAACCATGCCCGTCATCTCTCGCGCGTCTCTTCCCGAGGAGTTCTTCGACATCACGTCGGCGATGCTCCTCATCCAGCCCGAGCCTCAGTACATGTACGCCCAGATGTGGAAGAGCGCGCTCGGCGCCGCTCTCCCGCAGCCCGCGGGCCTCGGCCTCCCCGGTCGTCAGCTGCTCCAGACCGGCGCGGCTGTGCCTCCAATCGAGTCGATGCGCCTCGTGCTCGACGATGCCGTCAGCTCGCAGACCATCAAGGTGGTGCCAGAGCTCGGCGCTGGCGTCGGCCACACGGTGCGCATCAACCGCCCGTTCTACACCGACTCGACCTACACCCTCACGAGCCGCACCATCGCCGCTGGCGCGACCATCTCGACCACGCCGCTCAACATCTCCATGGAGCAGGTGCCGCTGACCATCCAGCGTTACGCTGGCCCCTACGGCGCCTCGAGCGTGCAGCCCTACGGCGTGGATCGCTTCGATGCGACCCGCGCGATCCACAACGTGTCCGAGCTCGTCGGTCACTACCTCAAGCGCGACTTCGACAAGTCGATCGACTCGTGGCTCGTGGCTCTGCTCGACCAAGCCTCGTCCGCCGTGTACCCCACCGGCATGAGCGCGCCCAACGATGCGCTCGCCGCTAACTCGTTCCCGCTCGACTTCGAGCAGCTGACCCGCGTAGAGCGCACGCTCGAGGACGCGAAGATCCCCACCTTCGGCGATGGCAAGTACATCTGCGTGCTCACGCCGCTCCAGATCCAGCAGCTCATGGTGGATCCCTCGGCGCAGCGTCTCGCGGTGTTCGAGCCCCCGGCCAACCCGTTGCTCGCCAAGAGCTACTACAAGTCGATCGGACGCCTGAGCATCTACAAGAGCCAGACGCTCTCGACGACGCTCAACACCTCGAGCGTGCCCGTGCAGTACGGCCACGCGTTCGGGCCTGGCGTGTTGCTCTCGGCGATCGGCGACCTGCCGCGCGTGATGCCCAACACGAACGACAACTACGGCGAGCAGGTGCTGGTGGTGTGGCTCATGT